CCGAGATTATTTGATTCTACCACTGTTAATCAACATGGAACACTCGCGTTTTGCTCATCCTATTTTTGGCCGTGCTCAGGTGGCATTGTCCTGGCACCGAAACCATTTCGCACCCTTTCCAAGATGGGGATCACTCTATCTAATCCTACAAAGCATGCCCAACATATTGTGGGGGTTTGTAAGGGACTTCAACGAGATTGCAATCATGTCCCTGTACTAGGCGATTACATTCGTTGGGTTTTAAATGATGTTTACCCAAATGTTAATGCGCCACCAATACTGCAGAAGTTCAACATTCATTCTGAGAGACAACATGAGGCCACGATTGATACATATGCTTATTTTGAGTTGATATATGGTTTTACCTACCAGCAGGTCATGAATTCACTCCAACCAATGTTTACAGCAAAGAAATTGCCATGTTTATTTTCATCCTCAGTTTTTGCTGCATGCTTGGATCGGGATGTAAATTTTTAGACGCGCCAATTTCAAAATCTGGCTTAGCAACCAGGCGCTCTAACCTGCTCTATTTACAAAATTCCAATCAAAAATCATACTATCAAACTTATTATCAATTTTGTCTTTCTACTATCATTCTTATTTCTGAAATTCTTGTTTATTTAATCTTTTTAATTTTATCGATGCCACCAAAAAATGCTGAACGCAAACAACGATCCCGCTCGCGCTCAAAATCGCGAAGCAGATCCCGCACACCTAGCAAACCTCGAAAAAGTGTTTTTTTTGCTAGTGCTAATCCTCGTCCCAATCGTGTCAATAAGCGACCCCGTCGCCGTTCAGGCCGTTCTCGTGCTGTCACTACCTCTGTTGCTGCTTCTGTCCACTCATTTCGTAAGTCTAATCTCACGTTTCTTGCTCCTACAACCGGTGCTACGTGCACCATTGCAATTAACGAGATTTTTGGAGAGCTTACTTTGAGTACAGCATTTTCAGCCACTAGGTACTTGCTCAATCCAATGAATGCCTCTTTGTTTCCAAAGGCTGTTGCATTGGCAAGTATCTTTGAGAAGTTTCGGTACAAACGCCTGATTTTTACTTTTCGTCCATCTTCCTCCACTAGTGTAGCAGGAAGTGTGATATTCTATGTTGACACTGACCCTGGTGATGTTGCTCCTACTAGTACCCTTCAAGCCTTGAATGCTTCTCACTCATCTGAGACCTCGGCTTGGAAACAAATGTCTTTGAACTGTTCTGGGATTCATCCCGCGAATAAATGGTTCTATACTTCTACTGACGTTTTTGGTACTACTAGTACTGCTGAGCTTCGAGAGGATCAACCTGGTGCGCTTTATGTCATAACTGATAAGGCTGCTGCTGCCACATTTTCTGGCTATCTTGAGGTTGAAGCTATTATTGATTTTGCTGACTATCATTTGCCTGCTGCTGTCGGCGGCATAGGAACTGCTACTGTTGATCAAGTTTCCTCGTCGTCGCTGGCTGCTGTCGTTATGCAGGTTCGAAATGGTTTGCTCACATCATTGCCACAGGCCACACCATCAAATTGGACTCCAACGTCAGGTTACTTTGCTACCAATCTGACTTGGCAGAATATTTTGTTGTATGGTCTTGCGGCTAATAACTTCTTAAATACTGCCGCTTTGGTTTCTGCACGTGCTGTTTTTGCCTCCTCTGCTGAGTTTGAGGCTGAACAAAAATCGTTGCCCACTTTATCTAAATTGAGTCTTAAGGATGATTACCTTAAAGTGGAACAAAAATCAAACAATACCACCCCGGTGTTGGTATCAAAGGCTGTACCGTACCGTAGCCCCAGTCATGTCGTGTTGAGGAAAGGCACTGCCATCCACGAGTATGATGATGGCACATTTGCTCCTGCCCCTAGTACTCCACCTCCGATGACTGCTGGCGATGCAGCGATTACCATCATGGCTGTTGATAAACATACTGGTGTGACCACTCTTGTTGACACTTGGCTAGCAACTAGTACTTCTACTTTGACAATAGCTAAGAGTGTGTCTATCACAATTTCATTGACTGACCATGGTGAAGATTATGCCATTTTCTTTGGTGTTTCATCTGCGGATGCCCGTACTCTCACGAGTTTTACCGGTGCCATCTCCGCACCTTATGCGCCTGCGTAATTCAATTTACGCATGATGAGTGATATATATTTTTCGTTGTTGTAGTTGTG